GAGTTCTACGAAGAGGGAAACCTACTCGGCACGACATAATCGAAACAGCAGCCTTCATCGGGTTGTTTGGAATGGACCCGATGGAGTTCATAATGACCCCGGACAACTTCAAGCGTACTACGATGCAGGCTGTTGCGAACGAAGCCCGTCGGCTTCAACGAGAAATCGATCATGAGCGTGCCAACCAAATCGCATCTGAGGTAAGCAAACTCTTTCCGTCTAGATGACACCAGAAGAAGTCATAATCCTAACTGCTCTACTCGGCGAGAAGGAAGTTGTCGCCGGGGCAGAGGCAGAGGGTGCTGCTATCGCGGGCTTGGGAGAAGAGACCAGGGTCGCGAGCGCACGGACGAAAGAGTACAATGCGCAGCAGTTCCTCATGCGGCAGGGGCTCTTCACTGCTCGCCGTCTCATCTACGGAACAACCCTAGCGTTGCTCGCTGGTACGGCAGCCTTGGTGCATATGGGGTTCACGTACAACTCCACGATGCAGCAGGCAACCGTTGCTCTCACGCCGGTGTTCCACAGTACACAGGCTCTTCACAACGAGCTCTTAGACCTGTTCAAGATCGCGGCCGAGACACCGTTCCAGTTCCCGGACATCACCAATGCGTTTCGGGTGATGTTCGCTGGTCTTCACCCTCTTGGGATTCAAGCCGGTGAGATCAATCAGATCATCCAAGCGCTGGCTGACAACTTGGCCTATGCCGGTAAGTCATCTCCGGCTAACCTCAACAGGGTCTCGTTTGCCTTGCAGCATATGGCTTACCAGGGCAGGGTCACCGGCCAGATCCTATACCAGTTGGGACGAGACGGTATTCCCGTCTATGCCATCCTGGCCAAGGAACTCCATCTGACCGCCGACCAGATCCACAACATCGGTAGGCTAGGGATTCCTGCCGGTACATTCCTCGAGGCCTTCATCAAGTACACGCAGACGACGGCTGGTCCCAGGGGCGCTGCCTGGCGTCTGCAGCTGATGACGTTCAGCGGTGCTTGGTCAACGTTCAAGGATGCGTTGGGCCAGGCAATGGGCGGCGGAACTGGGCAGATGTTCAACTTCCTCACGAATGCTCTCGGTAGAGTAGACAGGGCGATGGAGCCGTTCTTTGACAATCGCCGACCAGTCACCCTCATCGGACTCATCAAGGCACTCAATGAGGGTTTGACTCCGGGAACGAACATCGTTCTCAACCTGTTCTACCTTCTGTATGGGATCATCAAAGGCGTCGGCATCTTGTTCTGGGTTCTCTATCAAGCCGTGCGGGCGGTCGGGGCGATCTTCGGTCCGTTCCATGTCCTACAGAGCCTCATCACCGATGTGTTCAAGTACATGGGTGACTACCTTGGTATCCTCATCGGACTGTTTTTGTTGTACAAGGGCGGTGTGATCGCAGCAACCATCGCTACAGATATCTGGGATGCGTCGATCTTCCTGATCAACGTCTCGATGGGAATCTTCACCGTCCTTGTCGGGGCAGCTGCCTTTGCCGTTGATGGATTGGCGGCATCACTTCTCGCCCTCTCTGTTGCGTTAGGTATTCCGGCGGCCATCATCCTTGTCGTCCTAGCGGTCGTGGCGCTCGTAGCAATTCTTGTAGTCCTCTACTTCAAGTGGAAGGCTTTCCACGACTTGGTCAACAACACCGCCACTTGGCTCTGGCAGCACTGGCCATACGTCGCCGTTGTGCTCGCCACTGTCCTCGGTCCCATCGCGTTGATGATTGCTGTTGTCGGTACGGCTATCAAGTACTGGAAGCAGCTGCTTGATATCATCAACGCTGTCGTAGATGGTCTGAAATGGGTTGCCAATCTGATGCACAAGATCGGTAGCTTCTTTGGGCACGTCTTCGGGGGTGGCGGCGGAAACATTCAGGCTCAGCAATTCAACTTCAATGGACGAAGTCAACCGCAGCCTAACTTCCTAGGGCGACCGGCAGGGTTCGGTACTGCTGCGCTAGCGCCAGTCGGCGGTGGGCACGGAGGATTCACGTTCAACATTCAGCCCCAGCACATTTACCTCGACGGTAAGAAGATCGCCGAGGTCACCGCTACTAAGGTCACCGATAAACAGGCTAGGCTATGAGTCCTCTCACTGAACACTACGTCAACTTCAGGAGCGATACGGGTAACGTCAGCATCACTGTGTTGCTAGGCAAGAACACCGCCGTTATGACGGGTGGGTACACTGCCTGGGAAACCGTAGACAGGCCAAAGCGCAAGTCACTCACCCGCTACGTTGGCAAGCAGCCGTACCGCATGGATGTGCCGGTGCTGTTTGACGGATTCTCTGATGGTGAGTCACAGGAATTTGACATCGCCAACTTCCGGATGATGACTGAGCCAGCCAACCCCAAGAGTATGCCGCCAAAGATCCACGTCAGCGGCGCAGTCCCGAGGGATGATATCTTGTGGGTGATTGAGGACATCACCTGGGAGACCGATGATGTGATTTGGGATGTTATCGGCGGCACATCCGTTAGGCTACGGCAGAGCGCCACGGTTCATCTTCTTGAGTTCGTAGACGATGATGTCATTGTAACGGCACCCTCTCCGGCAGTTGTTGCTGGCGGTGGCAAGAAGTCAACCACCAAGCCCGGTGCAGGAAAGACAGCCAAGCAACTTGCGCAGGAAGCGTATAGCAACCCAGGGTTCTGGCAGACGATCATCGGGGCGAATCCCTGGTTGTCTCCTGACCCTCGTGTGCCCATTCCGCCAAACAAGACCGTTGTCATTCCTCCTAGTCCCAAGACCAAGTAATGTCATCAATTCAGCCATCACCTAGCACCGACTTCAGCACTCCGCCTTTGCCCACTACAGGGCTTTGGGTTAGTGACCCGCAGGGTCCTCATCCGCTGGCACTCATGTCTACGGATGTTGATCTTGAGGCATTCACCCTCGAGATGCGGAACAAGGCTGGAATCAAACTCGTTGACTCTATCGTCGATGCCAAGGTAGAGCGCACCATTGAAGGTGCTAGTACGCTCACCGTGACAGTTGACGATGATATCGACCGTACAATTGAGAACAGCGGTAAGTTGGGTCGTAAGGTTGACACCGAGGTAGACGGCCTCTTCTTCACATTGGTAGCTGTGAAGAAGAATGAGCGCAAAATTGAGCTCACGTTTGAGGAGCGTGAGATCAACCTCCTGCGCTACTACGACAAGTGGAAGTCTGTTAGCCGAGGCACGATGACCAGGGCTGAATTCATGGTCAGCCTGATTACAGAAGTCAAAGAGGCGGAGATCCGATACGTCGTTCCGGAGCTCCACAAGAAGCAGCCGGTTGGGGAGCAGTTACAACCAGGTCAGGTATTGGTTGATGCGAATGGCAATCCCCTGTCTAATGCCAACGCGCTGCCTGATCCTACGCTTGCGGAAACCAACCGGCTGCCCGGCATCCCGCTAGACGGACCCCTAGCCGTGAAGGGGCAGATCGCCAGCCGTGAGCAGGTAACCAACGCCAACATCATTCTCCAGAAGGGGACGGAGATGGGTGCGCGCCGCAAGGTGTTGGTGAGCTCAATCATGACGGCCATTCAGGAGAGCAGCATCATCAACCTACCGTACGGCGACCGTGATAGCGTCGGTGTCTTTCAGCAGCGGCCAAGCCAGGGCTGGCCAGCAAGTATGGATGTGGCAACTGACGCAGCCGCTTACTTCCGAGAGGCGATCGCCAATGACCAAGCTAACCCAAACTATGCCTACTGGGAGCTCTGCCAGTCAGTTCAACGCAGTGGCTCTCCTACCGCCTACGCTCAATGGCAAACAGAGGCTGAGCAGTTCGTCAACGCATTCGGTATTGTTGGGACTGACAACGCTGCCGATCCGGCTACCGCAAATAACAGCGTCCCGCAGTCTTACACTAGCGGTGACTATCAGTTCACACGCGGCACTCGCACAAAGAACTCTCTCGGACAGTACGTTCTGACCAAGGAAGATAGCTGGACGTGTATGCAACGGCTGGCTAGCGAAGTCAACTGGCGTTGCTTCAGTGTTGGCGGTATCATCTACATCATCACCGATGCCTACCTATTCCAGAGCAAACCGTTCATGATCATCTCCGAGGACTCTGACGGCATTGACTGGATCAACTACGACTACGATGAAGGCAAGAGGGAAGCGACCGTGACGGTAGAGTGTCACATCGGGCGCTGGTCTGCCCCTCCGGGCAGCATCGTACAGATCAAAGACCATGGCATGGTGAACGGACGCTGGCTCGTAAACGATGTTGAGCGTAGTCTGTACGATACCAAGGGAACGATCACGCTCAAGAAGCCGAGGCCGGTTCTGCCGGAACCGACGGCCACTGCGTCTAACACGGATACTGGGACTGGGACGTTTGGTGATCCCGGTACCACCGGCAATCCTCAGGTGCCCGGTGCTGCAACTGACCCGAAGACCCCGGTCGCGCACAGCGCCGTTCAGAATGAGATCGTCAAGTACGCCAAGTCTCAGCTAGGATTGCCGTACTCATACGGCAAAGAGTCACCAGGCGTGGCGTTTGACTGCTCGGGGCTGACGCAAGCAGCCTACTCATCGGTGGGCATCAACATCCCTCGCGTTGCTCAGGCTCAGTTCGATGCCGGACCCAAACTGTCTACGGTTGACCTGCTTCAGCCAGCAGACCTGCTATTCTTTGCTGAGTCAGACGGTAGCATTGGTCACGTCGGCATCTACGTCGGTGACGGCTGGATGATTCACGCGCCGCACACCGGTGACGTCGTGAGGATGGACAACACTTGGCGAACATGGAGTGACCCGACGTGGGCAGGAGCAACTAGACCATGGCTACCCTGAACCAACTCATCCCCGAAAGCATTCGTAGACACGAGAGTGTTGACGGCCCTATGTATGGCCAGTTCGCAACGGCACCAGGATCAATCACCGAGAAGGTGTATGTGATCATTCCTGATCTGGACGTGTACACCAAGTTCGGGCCGTGCTGGTGGCAAACACGGGACGCGGTCTCCCTGCCGAACGTTGGGGACAAGTGTCTCGTGATCTTCGACAACCGACAATACCCATGGGTGATCGCATGGTGGCCTTTCCTGGGATAATCAACCCTCACTTTGACATGCCCTTCCGGATGACGGGCAGCGGCTCATTTGCTGTTGTTGAGCAAGATAGCGAGAAAGATGTCATGAACTGTATTGAGGCGATCCTTAGGACACAGATCGGTTCGCGCTTCTACGTTCCGAACTTCGGTATTGAGGATCCGACCTTCGAGGTCCAGCCAATTGACACGATCGGTATCCAGCAACAGATCCTAAGGAATGAACCGAGGGCTGCTACGACAATCAAGCAGTCACTCGATATAGTAGACAAGCTCGTTGACCATGTCCAGATTGTCGAGATCGGAGTAACTGAGCGTGAATAGCCGGTACATCACCTTTCCGCTGGTCGCGGATGCTCAGGCGCTCATTCAAAGAGCGTTCGAGTTCATGCAGACCAAGTTCATTGGGTGGGTGCCAGCGGAAGGCAACCTTGATACGGCTATCATCGAGTCGGTCGCTGGTGAGGGTGCTGACGTCGCTGCGCTCACAACTCAAGTTCCGAAGACGATCTTCGGGTACATCGGTCAGACGATGTTCGATGTTCCTGTTCTTTCTGCAACAACAGCGCTGTTCCATTCGACTTGGAACTTGTCAGACAATCTGGGGCACACCATCGTGGCTGGAACTCAGATCGGTATCAGAAACACCACCGGTGATCTGATTCCCTTCATGGTACTCACCGACGTCATCGTGACGGCAGGAACGGTGGCGACCGCTACTGGGGCTGTGACATGTGTCGCTATCAACACAGGGTCTGATGCCAACGGGCTAGGAGTCATCGGCGGAGTAGTTGAGCTGATCGATCCGCTTGCTTGGGTAGACAATATCGTCCAGACTGACATTCCCGACGGCGGCACTGACGGCGAGACGGCGGATGCCTACCTAGACAGGCTGTCGATGAAGCTAAAGACAATCGCGCCACGGCCAATCATCCCTCGTGACTTTGAAATCATGGCCAGGGATATCGCCGGTGTGCAGCGTGCTACGGCTATTGACGGTCTTGACATCACCGCCAACACGACTGGCAATGAGAAGACGATCGGCCTCTTCGCTCTTGACGCGACGGGGCAGCCCATCAGCCCTACACTCAAGACTGATGTTGAAACCTATCTTGAGTCCCAACGCGAGATCAACTTTAATGTTCAAATGGGCGATGCTAGCCTACACCGCATCGGCGTCAATGTCCACGTTCAGACTTTGCCGGGATGGGCCACGGCTGATGTCGCGGCTAGGGTGGTCCTCAACCTTGAGAACTACCTCAACCCTGCGCGTTGGAGTCCTGATCCTACAGACAACCCCAATGCCCCGGTAACTTGGGTGAACGATGGTACAATCAGGTATCTAGAGCTAGCACAAGTTGTCAACCTAGTTCCTGGCGTACGGTATGTCACAACAGGTCCCACAGTTGGTGCGGCGGGAGGTTCTCTCAGCGCCGCTGACTACTCCTTGTCGGGTAGGGCACCGCTACCGTACACCAATCCCGGAGATGTGGTCTGCATTGCAACCTGACGTCTCAAACTTCGCACTAGCCGTCTACGAGCAGCTCGAAGCGTACAAGCGCGGGGAAGAGCCCGACTACCCGCTGCTACTGTTCGTGGCGGCTATCTCGACGATCTTTGATGAGGCCGATCAATATGCGCGTGCTGGCCCTAACGGTGAGGATCCTTGGTCGATCCTTCTTGACATCAACCGTATGCCGGACAACATTCTGCCGTGGTTCGGGCAGCTGGTTGGCGTCGAGGTTGACACCAGCCTACCCCCGGATAGGCAGCGTCAGCAGATCCGTACTCGGCAGGGTTGGCTGCGCGGATCGGTTGCCGGTATTGTTGCTGCCGTACAGAATGTACTGTTTGCCACGAAGACGGTCGAGATCGTTGAGAGAGACACGAGTGCTTGGCATTTCACCATCGCCACATACGGCGGTGAGACGCCGCCCGATCTCACCTACCAGGATCTGTACGACGATTACGCAAGTTACGCTGCGTTCTACGCTGCGTTCGCTACATACGAGGCTTACTGGGAGACGATGGGCAGTACGCAGGTGATCAATGCTATCCTCAGCCAGAAACCTGCGGGGGATATGTTCAGCTATTCTATCCTGACTGGCTGGCCAACGGCTACCGTCTGGAACTACGAGCTTGTGTTCATACGTAAGCCCAGCTATACGTACATCTGGAACACTGAAGAGACATACGGCGACCTCTACGTAGGGTAGGAGGCACTTTGGATACTTCAACCAGACGCGGGATCTCCTATCCGAGCCCAGACAGGCATGATCGGCCGGATGTCCCGCTTCACTTCAAGAACCTAGTAGACTTCTTGGATCTTGACGTTGTCTACAGCAGCGGTACTGATGCCGCCCGTCTTGCTTCGACACACTACCCGGCAGGCGGTAGGTTGTGGTGGGCAACTGATACGCACGTTCTTTGGTACGATGACGGCTCATCGTGGTGGTCAGTTCTCTCCGCACCGGCGCGCGTTACTGCGCTGCCCACGACCGGACTGGTTCACGGTTTGCAGGTTGAGCTCGTTGATGACCTGAACAACCCGACCTACCAGTGGAATCTGCGCTACAACGCCAACCGCACCGGCAACTCAAAGTGGGAGTGGGTAGGCGGACGTGAGCGCGTTATCCACGGGGGCTGGGCAGACCTAAATGGTCACAACGCGGTGACGCAGGTGTATGTCACCGGCGGCTTTCCGTATCGCGGTTCGTGGCTGTGTACCAACAACGCCGTCATCAGCAATAACCACAGCTACGTTCGTGATATGTATGTGACGCTTGCAGGTACTGCCTCGAGTGATGTTGTTCAACTCTATAACAGAACAAGTGGCGATAACGGAGGATCTGCATCTGTCTCTGCCCGTCATGAAACCGAGGGCATCATCAATATGTCTTCTGCGGGAGATCTTTACGTCTCGTCAAGCAACCCGAATCAGGTTGACGGCGGCGGTACGTGGTGGGGCAGCTTTTACGACCCATGGATCAAGTGGCGACCCGACGTGATCGGCTAAGGAGCAGACATGGATCATTCTACCCGAAGGAACATTGCCTATCCGAGTGCCGATCGTAGCGATCCGCCAGACATGCCGCTGCACTTCAAGAACATCGTCGACAACGTTGATTGGGACGTCATCTACGACTACGGCACGGATGCGGCCCGTATTGCTGCCGCTCACCAAGGCAGTGGCGGTCGGTTTTGGTGGACAACGGACACCCATCAGATGTGGTATGACGATGGTACAGCGTGGTGGCCGATCACTAGTCCCGTCATTCCGGTAGTCCGTCTTGCCCGAACATCGAACTTCACCATCACGTTAGGTGCCGGCGATACAGCAATTGCCTGGAACGGTGAGACGTATGACAACTACAACATGCATGCTGCCAACGACAGCAAGATCATCCCTGTCGTTGCCGGTTTCTATTCCGTAACCGCAGAGCTTGTTGCTACTGCCGGCATGGACGTGCGGGATAGCTGGGGTGGCGGTATCCGAGTGAACGGCGGTTCGTTCTACTCCAGGGTTCCGAGCACGAACGGTGTTGTGATCTCTATCACGATGTCTTCGCTCATCTACTTCAACGGAACGACAGACTACGTTGAGATCACGTGTAGCAAAAACTCCCCTGCCGGGAACATAACGGACATGGCTCTCAGCTCAACCTATACACACATGGACATGCACAGGGTGTCAGGTTGAGCCCTCTCAGGGCCATGATGGTAGAGCCCTGGGCGAAGCTCGTGCGTGACTGTGCCTGCTTCGTCGTAGGGCTCTGGCTCCTCATTCACGAGGAGTTGAATGTAGGTATGGGCAAGCCGCTGCTGATCAGCGCGGCGCTCGCGCTATGCGGCGTTCCTGCTGCCCTGAGGCTTCGTGGTGCGCTGGCGTCCAAGTCATGAGTGGTGGGCGATCTTCTGGGTGTTCGCCTTCTCGGTCGCCATTGCTATCGCTTTGGTACTCTTGCGCCACTCTCTTGCTGAGAAGCAGTCTCACCTATGCGCCTTCGTCCGGCAGCTTGCCATCGTTCTCTACGACCACGGCATCGACGTTGGCAAGATTGACTGCTAGCGGACCGCGCATGGCGTAGTTGAGCCAGTCGATCTCATTGTTGATCTTGACGATCGCTGACTTCGCCCAAAGAGGATCTCTCTTCAGACCGCGCGTTGCGTAGTACTGCCTACGTTGGATCAGCCAAGCCTCGTGCTCTGGCCACCACTTCTCCCAGCGTACCTGCGCACCTTCCTTCTCGACCTCGGCGTCTCGGTTCGCAGTCTTTCTGGTGCCACCCCAGGCTCTGTAACTCTGTACGGCTGCCCAGCCCACCCGCTTGCTGATCTTCTTGTCGCTTGCTAGCTCTTCACGGCTTGCGTCACCGCCTAGCCTCCGGGGGATCACGGCAGATACGCTGGCTACTGACCATAAGTGATGTAGCCGCTCCTGCTCTTCCTTCTCCAACTCCTTGTTCGTCTCTTCCCCTACGGGTATGCCGGGGTCGTAGTGCTGCATTAGGTAGCTGCTCACCGTACCTCCTCTGCAGGCTTTGTCAGTCTCTCCCTACACGGATTCGGCTTCCAAGACACCCGCTTTACTGCCTTTAGGGCTAACATAGCCCTGCACGGAGGCTGACAAAGCCGTTTTAGGGTAGTTCTTCACTATCTTCGGGGTAGACCCGGCAGTCTCGGAGCGCCTCGGCCGCGTGCTCACCGATAAAGTCTGAAGCCAAAAGTCGCCATTTGGTGGCCATTCTCTTGCTGGGGTGGCTGATGTAACGCTCACCCCACTCCTTATAAGTGATCTCGTGATCTACTTGGTTTTGTCTTGCCCGCTCTTCCGCTGTTCTCGCGAGCGCCTGTATTCCTCCAGGATCGTGAGGTTTGTTGAGCATTCGGAGGTGGACGCTGGTGTGGACGTACCACATGTATCCGGATCGAATACCTCTCCGATTGACTTCTTGTGTGTCGAGTGTCGTGAGTTGAGGATTGAAGTTACCAGCAGCCCGTACGAGGGCTGTGTTGAGGGCAAAGACCCTGTCTGGGCTTGCGCCTCGAGGTATAACAAGTCCCGGCTGCTTAGCAAGGCGGTTTCCGTCGGGTAGCCAGAGACCGTAGTTTGGCATCCATCCGGCACAGACGATGCCACGTTCTTTCGCAACAAAATCAAGAAGGGAGCGTACAGAACCCTTCGTAACGATCGTGTCATCATCCGCCATGATGAACGCCTTGACTCCGAAGGCATCGGCGAAGTTGACTGCCGACTCCCTGGCATATCCGACTCCTTTGTTGTCTTCGGGGTGCCCGATCACGCCCACATCATTGCGCCTGCCCAGGATACGGCGTGCCTCAATCCTGTACGCCGGCACCTGTGCCTTCTCCGTCATGATCAGGATAGGTATCTCCTGCTGCTCCCAGGCGGGTAGGGTCTTCTGAAGCATCTCCGTACGGTCGCGGCTGATGATGATGATGCCGTACTCGCTCATTCAACCTCCTGAGTTCTCGGCGGTAGGGAACCGCTCCCTAGGACCAGGGTCCTTACTGATCGCATCACCTGTTTGAAGCTGGAGGGGAAACTCCTTTCGTTTGGCAGTACGGATATGTATGAACGAGCCCCTGATCGCAACGATTCCCCACCACCCAGAACTCAGCGAGATTGTGGTCTATCTCTGTAGTATTTGTAGATGGCGTCGTCTCTGGAAGGAACGCCGAATGATACCCTCCTTCTCTCTGCGAACTGACGAATCATCTTAGCCATGTGCTCGGTGGGATCATCCGGGTCTGGTTCCGGTAATCCTTCTAGGGCATAGATATAGTCCGTCATGGCCGCTAGTAATGCTCCGATCGTCATGATGGCCTCGGGTTGTCTTCGGTTGTCCTGCCTGCGTTGGCGTTGGCCATCCACTCTTCGGGATGAATTGCTCCCATAGGAGCGGCCCAGTTGATTGCTTTGTCACCCCACATCTCGGAAGGCACGCCTGCCTTCGCAAACGCTTCTACGCGGGGACGGATAGAGCAGCCCCGGTCAAGTTCGGCCATGAAGGCGCAGTGCCCCAGCTTGTAGCAGATGGGCGCAAACGTCATCGGCGTAGGTGTTGCAATGAGTTCCCATTGCCACGCATTGTCATATGCTAGGTCTGTGACCTCATCATCGTAGTAGTAGCCAGTTGGAACATCCATGTGTCCCTTGAGAGCCTTCATCATCTCAAGGACGACGGCTCGCCACTCAAACTGGGCCTGGGTGCAGAGACGGTTGCCCACCATCTCAAACAGCGCCCGTAGATTGGTTGTGTAGATGATGCGCGTGGTCACGGCGTGCGGGAGCAATCCCCTTGCGTCCTCGGCAGGGATGCCGGCATCGACGAGACCGTTGTATGCATCGTGAATAGCTTTGATGGTGTCGGACCAGATCTTGAACGCAGGCTCATCAGCCGCTGGACCTGGAATGATGCTCGGCGGTAGTGCTGTCTCACTGACCAGTCCACGCTTTACGGCGAAACGTAGGCTCTCTTGGACGTAGTAGGCGCCAACGCGCTGCCGCACCATTTGGTGGGTGAAGCTGCGCGTGACGGCCTCGATCATGAACTTAATCTGAACACCCTCGAGCGGTGTATTCAGACGCGTCTTGCTTAGCTCTTCCCATGCCCAGCGTCGCTGCTCGTCGGTGATCTCGTCCAGGCTGTACACAGGATCCCCCCGGTACATCCTCATGTCAGCCGCGAGATTACCTAACGGGTCAGGCGTTGCTGAGAGGAGGAAGACGCGGGGACGGATCCCCGCGCCTCCTTCCTTGAGCATGGGTTGAGCTTCATACATGGCGTCGTCTGCCCAATGCATGAGCTCGCCCATGTTACTTCCCCCTCTTGATGATGTTCTTGCCTGCTGTTGATGCGAAGAAAGCCTTCTGGCTTTCCGGGTCGCGCTTTGGCTTCAGCCGCGCAACAGGGTTGACGGGGTTGGCCCGCATGACGACCTTGGCTGCCACCGGCGGGCTGTCGGTCTCCCGCATCTTCTTGGCGTTGTCGTCGAAGCGGTCCTCGTACTCGTCACCCTTCTTCCAGCGTTCACCCTTCTTCTTGGGCGCTGTGTAGCGGTACTCTACCCGAGCGACGCCGGGCACCGTGAAGGTCTCTCCCTCTGAAAGCTCTGTCTGCGCAAGGGAGGCTAGTTGGTCGAGAACGATCTTGGTAACGTTGCGGCATGCCCGCTCAACGTTGCTCTCGCTGATTGAGTCGGGAAGAACCACGTCAAGCGCATTGAACAAGTCGTCGCTTGAACCAATCTTCTCGACGAGCTCTGTCTTGGTTAGAGACATGTCCCTCCTAGTAGGAGCCGTTTGCGTATCTGAAGTTGCGGGCAGGACAAGCCCCGCCGTACCTCATCACGTAGCTGCGCATCCAACGTAACTGCGTGAGAGCATTCGTCGCATAGTCCGCGCCATAGGCGGACATCTTGGTGCCAGGGTTTGCCTGCCCTAGCCCGTAGGAATCGTTTGTGTTGTAGTGTCCGCCACCGTAGTCTATGGTCGGATCCCAGCTTCCGTCTTCTACGTCGATGATGTCTGCTAGACACCGGTCGTCCTGCGTGCCGTGCCGCATCAGCCAGCGTAGCGGCGAACCGCCACGTCGTAGGTCCACCCTCGGTACGTGATGTCGGTGCTTGTGCACTTTGACCTTCACGACTGGTGGCAACCAACGCTGACTCAGGCCGTGCTCCCGCCAGCCGTCTTTCGTTTGCTCCGCTGCTAGCGAATGAGGCAACACTAGCGCGGCCATGACTGAGACGACGACGGGCCATGCTTTCAGCGATCACACCGCTGGGGGACAGGGGCTAAGTGCTGCATGTGTACCTCCTAGGGTAGGGTTGTCGGAGAATAGTTGAGGGCATGCCCTGCGATGACGATATCACCCAGGGCTAGCCCAAAGGATGACTTGACTGTTGTTGGTGTTGTGACGGTGGAAGATGTCTGAGCCATCGTATTCAGGGCAGCATACTCACCAGGATTGCTCTTCTTCCAGTTCTGGTAGATTGTGGCTGCGCCCATGTGGCCCCAGAATGCTTTGAGGCTAGATGTGGCTAACTGATAGTTGTACTGCGGAGTAGTTGTCACCGTTCCTGCCTCACGGAGCGTCCATGAATCTTTTGACGGTTGATTGACAACAACAATACGATGGTGCCGCATTTGGTTGTAGATGAACGCCTCTATCATGCTGGTGCCGGCGGCTCCGGCTGTTGTGCCTCTTCGAACTCAGCCGTGAACGTACCGACAAGTTCCATGGTCTTTTCGGTGTCGTAGGGGAACCCTTGATGCGCCGGGTCCATGTTCTCTTCTGCTTTCAGGCTGAGCTCCCCAGTGTTCTTGTTACGGTATACGTTGATCTTGGCCTCCATCTGTCCTCCTTAGTAGGGTGGATCATCAAGAATTGCTTGTCCGACTTCTTGCGGGTCGCGCATGTCGCGGCGATCGCGTAGGTAGATTCGGTTGACTGTGACAGGCGTACCGCGCATCGACTTGCGCTCCTGCCGAGTACGAAATCCGTACTCGGGCATGTGATGAACAGCGCACACAGGCTCGTCGTTCACGATACGCGGGTTGTCCGAGATTACACACCCGCATAAAAACGTTCGTTCACTCATGGGCTGTCCTCCGTAGGT